GCGCCCGGCTCTCCGGGGTCATCACCCGTCCCGCCGACGCACCCGAGTGGTCCGCGAAGGCGAAAGACCGCTTCATCGACGAGTGGCAAGCCATGTACGCCGGCAACAGCGGCGAGGCCGGCGCCACCGCGCTGCTCGAAGACGGGATGACGTTCACCCCCGCCTCCGTGACACCGCGCGACTCGCAGTACATCGAGTCACGCAAACTCACCCGCGAGGAAGTCGCCCGCTCCTACCACGTGCCGCTGCCCATGGTCGGCATCCTCGATCACGCGACGTTCACCAACGTCAAGGANNGGGTTCCAGCAGGAAATCGAATTGCAGCTCGTCCCCGATTTACCGGACACGCAGAACGTGTACGTCGAATTCAATTTCGCGGCGAAGCTCAACGGCTCCTTCGAGGAACAGGCCGCGCAGCTTCAGAGCGCCGTCGGTGGCCCGTACATGACCCGCAACGAGGCCCGCGCCCGGCTCAACCTGCCGATGCTCGACGACGGCAACGAGCTGATCACCCCGCTCAACGTCGCGCTGGGCGCGCCAACGCCCGGTGATCCGGAGCCGCCGAAGGCCGGCGTGGCCCGGATGCTCGGCGAGCTGTCCGACTGGAACAAGGCAACTCCCAGGCCGATGCGGGTGCTGGCCAAGGCGAGACCGCCGCAGGCCCACATCGAGAAGGCCACGGAAGCTCTGACCCGGTTCTTCGACCGGCAGGGCGCCGCCGTGCTCTCCCAGCTCGGCGCGGAGAAGGCCCGGGGCGCGGAGAAGGCCGCCGTCTCCGACGTCTTCGACACCGACCGGTGGAACGGGGAGCTGTCCGCCGACCTGCTGCACCTGGCGCGTAAGACCGCCGTGGCCGCCGCCAAGGCGACTATGCGCGAGCTCGGGCTCCCGGCCGACGACTTCGACCCCGAGGTCATGGCCTCGTGGCTGTCCGAGCACGTTCAGGCCGTCGCGGCCGCGATCAACGCCACCACCGCTGGCCACTTGGCCGCGGCGCTGGACGTCGGGACCGAGACCGCGCTGGCCGACGTCAAGGCCCTGTTCGACACCTACCGCACCGGCCGGGCCGAGCAGATCGCGGCCACCCTGTCCGCGGCCATGTCCGGCTTCGGCACCGTCGAGGCCGGCAGGCACCACGGCGGCGGAGACGCGGTCAAGACCTGGCACACCGGCCCCCACCCCCGCCCGGAGCACGCCGCCATGGACGGCGAAACCGTCCCGATCGACGGCGTATTCAGCGACGGATCACGGTGGCCCGGCGGGGCGGGAAACACCGGACTGGACGCCAATTGCAATTGCGACCTGGTCGTGTCGATTCCCGCGTAACGCACCGCCAAGACATATCCGTCACCCATTCAGTTCGAGCGAGCGGAGTACCTAATCCCATGCCGACTAAGACGTGCGCGGTGAAGGTGAAGGCCACCGCCGCCGACGACACCAACCTCAAAGAGGGCGAATTCGTGGCCCTCGCCTCCGTCTTCAACAACGTCGACGCCGTCGGGGACGTGGTCCTTCCCGGCGCGTTCACCGACGACCTCAAGAGCTGGGCCGATTCCGGCGACGTCATCCCCGTGTTGTGGGGCCATCAGATGAACGACCCCAACATGAATATCGGGGAAGTCCTACACGCCGAGGAGACCGAAACCGGTCTACAGGTCAAGGCCCAGCTCGACCTCGAAAACCCGGTCGCTCAGCAGGTCTACAAACTGCTGAAGGGCCGCCGCGTCGGCAAGATGTCGTTCGCCTACGACATCGAGGACGGAGCCCCGGCCGAACGCGACGGACGCAGCGTGTACGAGCTGCGCAAGCTCAAGCTGCACGAAGTGTCCGTCGTCCAGATCCCCGCCAACCCGGCGGCAACCGTCCAGCAGGTCAAGGAAGCAGCCGACCGCGCCCGCGCCGCCGCCGAAGCCAAGAAGGACGACGGCGTAACTATCACCGTCAACGTCAACGCCGCCGACGGCGCCGACGCCGCCGAAGTAGGCCGCCAGGTTCTCAAGGCGCTACAGAGCCTGGCCGCCGTACCAGTCAAGGCCGGACGCGCCATCTCGGCCAAGAACGAGGCGACGCTACGCGCCGCCATTGACCAGATCACTAAGGGCGCGGCGGACGTGATGTCCATCCTCGACGCCCTCGACACCACCAGCGATGACGGCAAGGCCAGCCCGCCTAAGCCCGCTACCGCCGAGGAACCCGACGGGGTCAAGGCGGATAAGCCAGCCAACACCGGGACCGCCTCACTCCGTCTGCGCACCGACCTCGCCGCGATTTCCGAGGAAATCGACGCCGAGGTCATTTCGCTAACAGACTGAATTGAGAGGCCCATTACATGAGTACCAAGGTCGATCAGCTCCTGGAGCAGATCAAGAGCGCACTGGGCGCCGCGCAGGCGATCGCCACCAAGTGCGAAGAGGAGAACCGCGATTTCACCGACGCCGAACGCGCCGAGGTGACCGCGAAGATCAACGAGGCATCCGGCCTCAAGGCCGAGCTGAAGAAGGCCAAGGCCGACGCCAACACCCGCAAGCAGCTCGCCGACCTCGGCTGCGACCTCGACCAGGACGACGACAAGGGGCAGAAGAGCATCCCCGCCTCGCGCCGTTCCGGTAAGAGCCTCGGCCACACGGTCATCGGCTCCGCCGAATACAAGCAGCTCCTCGACTCCGTGCCCGGCGGGCACTTCACCAAGGACCACCGGGTGCAGACCCGGCCGGTCGCGGTCGACAGCCTGCTCAAGCGCGGCGCCAAGGCGCTGGTGACCGGCGCCAGCGATACCTCCGGCGGCGCGTTCGTACAGAACGACTACCAGGGCCTTCAGGTCGGCGCCGACGTGTTCCAGCGCCCGCTCATGCTGCGCGATCTGGTCACCCCGGGCACGACCACCTCGGACCTGGTCGAGTACGTGCGGGTCACGAGCATCACCAACAACGCGGCGCCCGTCGCGGAGGCGACGACCACGAGCAACGGCACCAAGCCCGAGTCGGGGATCGCCACCGTCAAGGTCCAGGCGCCGGTACGCACCATCGCGCACTGGATCCCGATCACCAAGCGTGCGCTGTCGGACGCCGCGCAGGTCCGCACGCTGATCGACAACTTCCTGGAGTACGGCCTCGAAGAGGAGCTGGAAGACCAGATGGTCTCCGGCGACGGCACCGGGGAGAACTTCGACGGCCTGGCCAACGTCTCCGGCGTGCAGCAGCAGGCGTACGACACGAACCTGCTCGTCACCCTGCGCAAGGCCAAGACGAAGGTGCGCACCGTCGGCCGCTCGATCCCGACCGGGTACGTCATCAACCCCGCCGACGTCGAGGCCCTCGACCTGATGACCGACGGCGAGGACCGCTTCTACTTTGGCGGCCCGTCCGGCACCCTCGCCAACGCCGGCCTGGGCGGTCCGACCACGAGTCCGGTGTGGAACCTGCCGGTCATCGAGTCGGAGGCCACGCCCGCTGGTACCGCCTGGGTCGGTGACTGGCGCAAGTGCGTGCTCTGGGACCGCGAGCAGTCGTCCATCACCCTCAGCGACAGCCACGCCAACTTCTTCATCCAGAACCTGGTGGCGATCCTCGCCGAGATGCGCGCCGCGTTCGGCGTCCTTCAGCCGTCCGCGTTCGTGCAGGTCGACCTGACCGCGTAACCCGGGGCAGCGAGGTCAGAGAGGAGGGGGCTTCCGTGGACCCATTCGGTGACGAACCGATCGATCCGATCGCGATCGGTGGCGGGAACACGGAAGCCCCCACCGTCCTCCAATACGACCCCGTCGATACACCTCCCACGCTGGCGGGCAACACGACGACCGGCCCCGTGGGGCTGCGCGGACCCCAAGGCGAGACCGGGCCAGCAGGACCGGCAGGCCCGCAGGGCGAGCGCGGCGACCCCGGACCTACCGGGCCTCCCGGACCACAGGGTCCGCAGGGCCTACGCGGCTGGTACGGGCCCAAGGGCGACACCGGCGACCCCGGCCCGCAAGGCGCCACCGGGCCGCAGGGCGCCACCGGCCCGGCCGGAGCCGCCGGCAGCACCGGAGCGCAAGGACCCGCCGGACCACAGGGCGCCAAAGGCAACACCGGAGCCACCGGCCCAGCAGGCGCCACCGGCCCCCAAGGCGACCAGGGCGAGCCCGGCCCCAAGGGCGACCAGGGCGACCCCGGGCCGCAAGGAATCCGCGGCCCCGCCGGACCCACCGGGGCAACCGGCGCCGCCGGCCCGACCGGACCCGCGGGCGCCACCGGACCCGCGGGCGCCACCGGACCCGCAGGCCCTACCGGCGCCGCCGGACCAGCCGGACCCAAGGGCGACCAGGGCGACCCCGGCGCGACCGGACCAGCAGGCGCCGCCGGACCGGCCGGACCCGTCGGCCCCAAGGGCGACCAGGGTGACCCCGGCGCAACCGGACCCGCCGGAGCCACCGGCGCGGTCGGCCCAGCCGGACCCACGGGAGCGACCGGCGCGCAAGGCCCAGCCGGACCCAAGGGCGACCAGGGCGACCCCGGCGCGGCCGGACCAGCCGGACCGACCGGACCCAAGGGCGACCAGGGCGACGCCGGCGCGACCGGCCCGGCCGGACCGACCGGGGCTACCGGCGCCACCGGCCCGGCCGGACCCAAGGGTGACCAGGGAGATCCCGGCGCCGTCGGCCCAGCGGGAGCTACCGGAGCGACCGGCCCGGCCGGACCCACCGGAGCGACCGGCGCCGACGGCCCGACCGGACCCGCCGGCCCCAAGGGCGACCAGGGCGACGCCGGACCGCAGGGGCCAGCCGGACCCACGGGAGCAACCGGCGCCGTCGGCCCCGCCGGACCGAAGGGCGACACCGGCGACGCCGGACCCGCCGGAGCGACCGGGGCGACCGGGCCAGCCGGACCGACGGGAGCGACCGGGGCGACCGGCGCGCAAGGGCCAGCCGGCCCCAAGGGCGACACCGGCGATACCGGGGCGCAGGGGCCAGCCGGACCGACCGGACCGACCGGGGCGACTGGACCGACCGGGGCGACCGGGGCGCAGGGCCCGACGGGCGATCCCGGGGCGCGCGGATCGAACTGGTACAGCGGCACCTACGGGAACATGGCCGCCAACACTGTCGGCTCGGTCGACGGCGACTACTACCTGACCACCGGCGCCACCCTCAACGGGCAGGTCTGGCGCAAAGTCTCCGGAACCTTCGTCCAGCAGGGCTCAATCCAAGGCCCGCAAGGCCCGTCCGGTGTGACCTCCTACGTCTCGTCAATCAAGTTGGGGGTCGACTGATGGGCGATGTCGCCAAACGGCTGGTAGGGCCGTCCCAACTCACGGCCGCCGCCGCCACCCTCTACACCGTTCCCGCGGCCACGACGACGCTGATCCGCAACCTGCACGTCGTCAACACCGGCACGAGCCCGGCCGGCTTCACCTTCAGCATCGGCGCTGACGCCGCCGGCACCCGGCTGTGGAACGCCGTCCCGATCCAGCCGAACGGATACCTGGACTGGTCCGGGCTGGTGGTGGTGAACGCGGCGGAAATCTTGCAGGCGTACGCGTCGGTAGCAAGCGTGCTGACGCTGACCATCTCTGGCGTGGAGGCTTCCTGATGGGCGTCGACCTCGGAGCCCTCCAGGGCAGCATGACCGCCACCCTCACACTTGGGGCGGGCACCGGCGCACGGCAGAGCAACGTGGTGGACCTCCTCGGTTTCACCAACGTGTGGGCGGTCTGGTCGTCCTTCGGATCCGGCGGCGGCAGCATCCAGTTGCAGTTCTCCACAGGAGACGGCAACTGGGCCATCCCCGCGCAGGCGTTCGACTACTGCAACAACTGGAACAGCTGGATCGCGTCCGGCGCCTTCAGCTCCATCGGCGGTCTGACCGGATCGAACACGATGGTGTTCCCGGCCTACGGCCGGTACGCCCGGCTCAATATCGCCTCGGGCACCACCACCGGCACGTACGCGCTGACCCTCGTCGGTCACAACGGACCGCTGCCCCCGGCGCTGAACATCACGCAGAAGGTCCAGGGCAACCTCAACGCCGCTACCGCCGTCGACAGCTGGACACCCACCAACATCGGTATGCAGAGCCACGCCCTGCAATACGGCTTCCGCGGCGTCGCCGACGGCACCTGGGACCGGCTGCGCACCCCGACGGTATTCAAGAGCACCTCGATGTCGACCAGCGGCGCCAACGCCATCTGGACGCCGCAGTTCAGCCGCAAGTTCCGGCTCATGCGCTACAAGATCACCGTCTCCGGCAACGCGAGCCTCGCCACCGCTGGCCTTCTGACCATGTACTGGTACGACGGCGCCAGCACAGCGCTGGGTATTTCCGAGCAGCTCTGGCTACCCAACGCCGCCGGTACCAACATGGCCGGTTGGTCTTCCGGCTGGGTGGACCTCGGTAACGGCTTCTTGAGCGCCACCGGCGGAAACGCCTGCTCCCTGTACCTGAATGCGGCCCTGGCTACCGGCTCGGTCTACGTGACGTGTGGCGGCACCGAAGAGTAAGCGAATCCCGCGCGGCAATTAGAAACTAAGGGGAATCCATCATGGGAAACACGCTGCCCGTCTACGACGTCACGATTGGCAAGCACACTACGCAGATGCGGCTCAGCGACGCCGACGCGACCGCGATGGGGCTGACCGTCAAGCAGCCCGAACAGCCGCAGCTCCCGTTCCCCGACCAACCCGAGCCGGAGCCCGACGAGCCCGATGAGCCGGAGCCGAGCCTGGCGCCGGAGCCGGACCGCAAGGC